TTTAACTCTTGAGTAAAGTTTAGGGTTTGTAGGTTTTGCTGATTTCTTTTTTGCTGCCATAATTACATCCTTTGTATTTTTTTAAGCGATAAACTAGGAGCAGCTGCTAATAACTTATCTTTAGTATAGTAGTTGTTAAAGTTCTTTTGACAGAAAAAACTTTTAAATGCTGGCACTGTCTTATAAGTAGGAATATCTAAGTTTGGATATTTATAGTTCTCAAAAACTATACCCAATGCTAGATCCCAAGTACTAGTGCCATCAAAAATTACAGAATGATTCTGAGAATCAATTATAAAAAGTTCTTCTTTAAACTGTAACATGTAAGAAGCAACAATAGCTGACATTATAGTACAACTAAAGCTTCTTGTATGGTTTTCATTCTTCCTTGAAGTAAACAGTAACCAGTATATCTCATCGAATACGTTATGATCAGTATTTATGATCATTTTATATATGAAATTTTGATGGACTCTTTCTTCAAAGTACTAAATTTTTCACGCCAATTATTATCTTTGTGTTCTTGAGTTCCTAATAGAGGGTGTGCTCTTCGGTTTGTATCTTTGTTCTTATAACCCACACCCATTAACAAGACCGGATCACTATCAGTATTTAACATATTTTTAAGTGCATCATAATTCATAACACAAGAACAACACCCTGTTTCTAATCCTATAAGAGAAGCAGTTAAATTTACATAACCAGCAGCAATACCTATGGCTACGTGGGTATCATTATCGACAATTCTCTGAGCTTCTGGACTAGTAAAAGATTCATTTACTTCCTTGTGTTTACTCTTGGAACTTAAATTTTGCTTCTTTTTTGAGAAAATTAGCAACATATTACCTAAAACTTGTGGATTAGACAAAGTTTCATAATTACCAGAATCATCATGAATACTGGTAGTTGTTTCATAGATAGATTTTATGACAGTAGAATTAACAACTACGTGAAGGTCATAAAATGCAATATTTTGTTTTGAAGGGCATTGGGTAGCTGCAGTGATTATAGTCTTGATATCTTCAATAGGAAGTTCTTTACTTAAATCATAATTGCGCTGAGTATGTTGGCTTGCGTGAATAGCCTTAATAATATTTTTGTGCGAGAATAAATCTCTTGCCTCTACTGGAAAGACGTAATCTTGAGCATCTAGTTCAATAGCTTGCATCAGTAACTCCTTTTCACCCTACCCCTGAAAGGTGTTTTATAAGCACACCAATCTTCTGGGTGGATATGGCGAGGGCGTCTACCAGCAGGCTTAGATACCATCCTACCCATAGGGGTATAAAAGGCACACCACTCCTGCCGAGGTTTCCGCTTAACAGAAGAACTCATAGTAGTCCACATTTTTGTTCCGTTTGATTTTTTTACAAATTTTCTAACTGCCATAATACAATTATTATACACGGTATGCATGGAGTGTCAAAAAAATTTATCAAGCGTTATTAATTGATCATCTGTTTAACGTAAGAATTTCTTTACGTACATCATCCACATAATCATCAGCAAAAAAGTTACGTGTTGCAGTTTCTATAACTACATTACCGTTCTCTAAAGTGTAAGTTTTTAATTCTTGTTTAATACATTTATCTAAGTTTGCTCCAAGGGATGTTTTAAATGGTCCTTCTTGTATACTCATGCTACTCTCTTAAATTCTACATTTTCATTAGCAAATTCTTGCTCTTGTTTAATAAAGTCGTAAAATCCTTGTACTGCTACTTCTTTATGCTTTGCTTCAATATCAAAATCTGCATACTCAAGCATAGGTACATGGTTAGCCATAAGATCTTCATCCCAATACGTTTCTGAATGAGCATTAGGTTTCATCCAGTAAGCTGTATTGTCGGGATGGAATGATTGAGATTTATGAAATAGAGGTCTTACCCCTCTCCAAGATTTAACGGCTTCTTTGAAGTAATCACTACCCGCTGTGATATGTACCACATCACGCACCTTGCGGTTGACGGTCTTCTCTCCAAGATAGACTTTCTCTGTCTCAACCATTCTATGGCAGGCATAGTGGTGGGTGTCGAGTGTGCAACGAATGGGGATACGTTGGGCAAGTTCAAGTGTGTGGGCAATGTCATATCCATTGGGTTTATCTTCGTTCTCAACAGAGAGACATCCTTGTGCATACTCGGATAAGTATGGGAAGTGGGTTGCGAAACGTTTAATACCATCTTCGTGTTTTCCTCCATATAGTCCTTGTAAGTGAATATTCATAGAAAAGTCTTGTGCAGGTAGACCCATCATAGAACCGTACAGAGCATGATACTCTAAATCTTCAATTGATTTAGTTACCACATCAGGGTTGTTAGAAGCGAGAACAGTATACTGAGCAGGATGAGTAGACAAGCGAATAGAATGTCTCCTTGCTGCGTTTCCTGCAAGTGTAAGAATCTCCGATAACTCGTCCCAAATCTCTTCATACCACGGTTGAGTGAAGTCCAAAGTGTAACAAGGAAATAACTCACTAGATATTCTAAACGCCCGCAGATTGTATGGTTGATTAGGAAAATACGTTGTAAGGATATCAAGTAGTTTTTTGGTGTTTGCAATAGCTTTTTGTTGAACACGTTCTTTACCTCCTTCTTTCAAAGCATAGGTCTTGGTTGTAGTACCAAAGTTATACCTTTTTGCAAGGGTTTTATCATGCCACTGACAGCACTGAGATAAGCGCCAATCAGAGCGGTCTTGATTAAAGTATTCCATAAGGGGTCTCCATTGTTATTTTAATTATTATAATATTAAATAGAGCTTAAAGCAAATAAATTATGTATATCTACGCTATCACTTGCAGCACAAGCCCAAGGACTCTGTTTGCGTCTTTTTTTATGTAATTCTCCACTAATAGCGTATTTTGTGTAAAAATTATTTTCGTAAATATCATCAAAGTATGAGGTATCTGTAGCTTCTGTAATGTCATCCCAATACATCTTATCAAAGTATGAATAAAGTTTAAACTTTTTAGATAAATCATTAATCTCGTCCCGTTGTAAATACGGTTTAGGCATCACAAGAGGGGATCCTCCTAATAAATACCCTGATCCTGAAGTAAAGGTAGAAGGTAAATAGCCTTTATCTACTGCGTATTGTCTTAATAAGGTGCCTCTATAAGGAATAAAAATGGAAACTCCTATTCCATCATACCCTTGAATACTCCTAACTAGGTCAACTGTTTCAAAAACCATTTCTCTAGTTTCATCTGGTAACCCTATAATTACATTTAGCCCATAAGGTATAGAAGAGTTATTTAAAATATCTGCCTTTTCATAATACAAATCATTAGAAACATTTCGTAATAATACTTCTCGTCTATAGTCTTCGCTACCACACTCAATTCCGAACTGTATTCGATCACAATATCCATGCTCCATAGCTGCTAGTATTTCTTTGTCCACATTCTCTAATCTTGTATTACACCACCAAGGAAGTTTAAATTCGTGTAGTATATTACAAAGTTCTATAATTTCTTTCTTAGGTCGAGCAAGAAAAGAATCATCAATGATAAATAAATACTCAGGATTAAAATTATCTACATAATGTTGAATCTCTTGTTTAACTTGTGACATAGTTTTTCTTCTAAGGTAATTCTTATCTAAATACCTAGTAGTAGGACTATTGCAAAAAGTACAAGAATAAGGACAACCTCTATAAGTCTCAAATTGAATGGTAGGCCTAACTTTACCTCCAATAGGTCTATTAAATCTTATAGGGTTATATAAAGAATAATCAGGTAGAATATCATTTATGTTTACAAGAGGTTGGTTATCATTCTTAACTATACTACCGTCTTTTTTGTACCATATCCCATCAGTATCTTTCCAGTTATCTTCAAAATTATCAATTACAGTTGAGAGAGTTAACTCTCCTTCAAACCTACAAATAGTATCTATCTGAGTATGAGATAGACAAAAGTGTGGATCATTTATAGGTAAAACTCCGCCTACAATATGAGGAATACTAAGATGAGCTACAGAGTCTAACAGTAGTAAAGTGTCTCCAAGAGTATCTTCTACAGTAGAAAATAATAATAAATCTGGGTTAAAGGTTACGACTTTACCTACAAAGTCGTCTACAATCATATTAGTAGGTTGGAGGTTCATGCCAAGATCAGATAAACTATATCCCCGGCCACCTCCAAGTTTAGACTTATAGAGCATACCCGCGTTTTCGTGATCAGAATAAAGAGTAGTTTCAAATATATCTACAGTACAGTCTTTGCTTTTAAGTATAGATGTAAATATGGCTACTGAAGTAGCAGGGGTAATCATCATCGGTAAGTTAGGATATACGATTAAAACTTTCATAGGTATAAAGATGTTGTCATCATCTGTCTTAGTTTGAAATTTTCTATATTTGAATAAACTAAAACGTCATTATCATCGTACAAGAAATCACAATCTTTACAATAAGATATATCATCAAATGTTTCATTAGTATGTGCTTCTCTTAATTTATTATATGCTTTACCTTCATATATTTCTTTAACTGTGTTAGTACTTAAATGTCCTAAAACAGCCTCATCATCTCTTCCTAATACTTGACAACAAGGATGAACAGCTCCCCATTCACCATCTAAGCCTCCAGCACGGATTGTAATCTCATCTGCAAAAGGTCTGCCACAAGATTTTTTACTACCTTTTCTTTGATAAGGATTATCATACATCCCTGACCAGTTATGTTGTTTCCAAATAGTTGCTTTAGCATCTACAATATCAATAAAGTTTTTTCTGTATTGGTCTATTTCAAAATTAATATTATCATTATCTAGTATGAGATGATAAGAAGAAAGGGTACAACAATTAGTATAATTTTTAAGTTCAAGTGCGTTTTGAAGTATAGTATCAAAAGCATCTATATTCATCATGTCTTTATAAGTAGAAGGACTGTAACCAATTACACTAAATCTTACTAAATCTAATCCAGCATCGACACAGCGTTTCATGTAGTCGCCTTTAAATCTAAATCCATTAGTGAAAATATTAACAGAGTCTGTATAGTTTTTAGCTAATTTTATATAATCCATAAGATTAGAATTAAGAGTAGGCTCACCACTACCTTCAAGCTGAATTGCTTCAGTATGACCTACTTGTTCTAAAGCATAGTGAAAATTTTCTAATGATAGTTTTTTAAGGAAATTTTTGGAGCGTCCTGGGTTTGTTTGTGGACACATTTGGCAGGTATAGTTGCAACCCCCATTCACTTCAATTACTGCTCTTTTAAAGTTCATAAGAACTAAACTCTTTTGTAACAACAAGCTTTCTAGTTTTAGAAACAGAAAGTAATTCTTCATAAGTTTTAACTTCTAAAAAATCTGTAATGGGTTCCTCAGAAAATATAATTGCTTTAACCTCTGTAATACCTAAAAGTTTACAAGCACGTACCCTAGCTCCTCCTAAAAGGACGTGCCTAACATTTTTAATTTGTTTAACTACAATAGGAGATTTAACACCATCTTTCTTGATAGAATTATAAATCTCTACAAAGTATTTCTGACCAGCTAGGTTAGTAATACCAGGATATCCAGGTAGTTCTTCTAAAGAAAGAGTAGATAACTTAGCTATACCAAAGTAAGGTTTCACACTATTTTTTCCTTAAAGCGTCAGCTCCAAAAAATGCAGATACTAAAACTGCAATAGATGCAAAATAAGTGGGTGCTATATCAGCTATTAAATTTGCGGCTTTATCTAACCCTAGTAAAGAAGTAATAAATATACCACTTGGATATAACAACAAACCTGCTAACGAAAACCAAGCCATCTTACGGATCGCATCTCTTTGTGCGTCATTATCCTCAAGTTCCTTACGTTTAAATTCAAGATACATCTTATGTTCTTCTTGTGTTACTTTTCCATCACCATTAGTATCAGCAGGGTGATGTTTCTTAATTTCTTCAGACATATATTTCTCCTAAAAGTCTATTTCAACTCCATCTTTCTCCCAAGTATTATATCGAGTCCTGATAACCATTAATTGCGAGTCCGTTAGAGGATGATTGTTCGAGTAGTCTGATACGAGTTTCGATATTGTCAAGTCGTCTGGAGAGTTCGGGGAATTTAGCCATTCGCTTTCTTTCATCGGTGAGTAGTTTAAGTCCGTATCTTTTTGATGCCCAAGTAAAGAGCGAATCCAATTTAGCATAAGTCCATACTCCTAGCTTAGTGTCTCTAAACCACGAATCCGCAGCTGAGCCAATTATTGATCCTGTTATTGATGTTAGTAAAAAATACCACATTATTCACACCATTCTTTCTTTGTCATTAGTAACTTTTTATTGCAACATTCTTTTTTCTTCTGTTGCCTGTAATTTTTCTTAAACGCTTTGCTGAATACCATGCAGAAGGGCTATACCTAATAAGTTCTATACGAGGTAGCATTGTATGTCTTTCCAGCGGCCCTCTTACTAGCATAGTGTAGGGATCGTTCTTTTTGTAACTCATCTAAAAACCTTTCATATTCCCATTGTTCATCTTCAATTTGTATTGCCATAAATAAATTATGACCTAATGTACATATTAACACAAAAATAAGCAAAAGGGTAAGATAACCTAAGATCATTTAGATGCTTCAAATATAACAAACATAAAAGCTCCGAGTCCTATTAGTATTGCAGCTCCAATAATCATAACTGACTTAATCAAATCCCAAAGTTCTTTGTCTTTACGTCTTTTTTCGATACGTGCTCTTTTATCAGCTTCTTTAATCTCAGCAATTCTTCTAGATCTTTCATCTACAATTGATTGCCAAGTATCGGGACCAAATCTCATGTTTAACATAGTCCTCATTTCATTAAGTTTTTCTTCTGCTAATTTAGCATCAATCATTTCTTGGGCTACACTCTTAATGCCCAGCTGATCTCCCATACCTCCTACACCAGATTTTTTATTCCTTGCTTTATCGATTTCATCTTTACCTCTAAATACATTATCAATTGCTTCTGCAAAATTACCTATATCTTGTGCGGTTTCAATATTTGACTTAACAAAATCAACGCCTGCTTTTACTAGCGATATACCCGCTAATACTTCTGCTACTACCATAGTAACCTCCTTGGGGGAATTACTCTATACAGTATTTTATTTCTGTTTTGAATATACCTTTATTTAAATAGTCTACTATTCCGTTGTTTGCGCATCTTCGTAATAGATAATAATTTCTTTTTGTTGGCTAATGAAACGACGAAGTTCTGATACGTTAAGAGCTAGATTTTCATAATCTCTCACACTTAAAGCTACAAAAGCTAACTCACCATTTTCAGCCTTAAATTTTTCAATAAAACCTTCTAGATTTTTCTCATTTACTACATAAACTCTAGTATCAATTAAATCAATTGGTTTCGGGCGTGCTACTATCGGAGTTGTTACCTTCACCGTCTGCGTCACTATTTTGACTTCCGGCTCTGGTATCAAGCTGCAACCATTTAGGAAGAGAACGCTCACCCCCACCATCATTGCCTGTTTCGTCCATGATCTCACGCCATAATTTTGCCGTAGCTCCATTCATTCGTCCTTCTAAGTTTGCTGCATCTCTTATTGCATCACTTAATAAATCTAATTCGCGTAGTTTTCTACGTAAGTTATCACCATAAACTTCAGCTTCTTGTAACTGGTCTTGTAGTTCTATTTGTAATTCAGCAGTTTTCACAGCTTCGTCGCGTAAAAGAGTGATACTAGATTCAGCAGTTTCTACTGCTACTTCTAACTTAGCAGTATTCTCTGTAAGTATAGAAATACGAGCTTGAGAAGTTTTATAGTACCACCCAAACGAGAGAGTCATAGCTCCCATAACTGCTAATGATGCAAAAAAAAGTTTCATTCCCATACGTAATTATATGAAGAAATAATATGGTAGTCCACATAAAAAAGTTGCACTTTTCTGTAAGTGCAACTTTAGTTAAAGTAAAAATATGCTTATATTGAAAGCTAAAATCTACCTAAGAATTGTGCTATTCGACCAACAAAGGGTAAAAGTGCCATTGCCATCAAAAGATTAACACCAGTATGAGCCATTGCTATTCGCAACGTATCACCCTTCGGCATACCGTCCGAGACAAGCAAACCTGCTAACCAGATTGTGCCTGTAGTACCAATATTTGCTCCAAGTACTGCAGCAATCGCAGCAGGTAATGGTATTGCTCCCGACGCAACAAGAGCAATAATAGCAGTAGTTGATAAACTAGATGACTGCCATAGTAGAGTCATAATAATACCACCAGCAAACATATAGAATACGTTACCAGTAAACCAGGCTAAGTGTTCCATATTACCCATAGATTTCATTCCACCTGAGAATGTTTTTAGTCCGATATAGAATATAACTAATCCTACTAAAGATGTGATTACAGGGTTTCCTAAATCCATTTTTTTAACCTTTTTCCAAAGTACATTCATTGAATGTCTCCTATATAATAAAAAGTAAGGAGTTAACCTCCTTACTTATAATTGTTAATTTGGAATTTGTGCGTCAATCCCGTCAACGTATTGCATCATACCGCCTAAGTCGGCATCTGAAGTATCCCCAAAAGGTTTAAATTTACCTGATGTGATATCCGCTTGAAGTTGTTGGGCTACACCTGCAAGTTCAGGTGGCATATTAGTATAGTCAGCCATTCCAACCATTCCTGTATCCATACCACCCCAAGTATTTGTTGTTGTCCATGAACCATCAATTACAGCTTGAATACGTTCAATATAGTATGGACCCCAGATATCAAGTACTGCTGTCAATTGAGTATCTGGTGCGAATTGAATCATATCAGATGCTTGACCAAAACCCTTGACACCTGCGGCTGCAGCAGCTGCTAATGGTGAAGGTGAGTCTGTATGTTGTGTAATAATATCAGCTCCCCCTGCCATTAATACTTTTGCTGCATTAGCTTCTTTGCCTGGATCATACCAAGTATTAACCCATACAATATCAACATCAAAGTTAGGATTAATTGTTTGTGCACCAAGATAAAATGCATTGATTCCACGAATTACTTCTGGAATTGGAAACGATCCAATGTATCCAGCTTTACCAGTCTTTGACATATGACCAGCAATCACACCTTGGATGTAACGACCTTCATAGAAACGTGAAGAATACACTGATACATTTGGTGCTGTTTTATAACCTGTCGCATGTTCAAAGATAACATCAGGATTATCTTTAGCTACTTGTAGTGTTTGTTGCATGTACCCGAATGAGGTTGTAAAAACCATATCAGCACCTTCTGCAATCATGCCACGCATTACGCGAGCAGCATCTGGTCCTTCTGGTACAGACTCTACATAGACAGTTTCAACAGCATCACCAAAATGTGATTCAACTGCTTGACGACCAATATCATGCATATAAGTCCATCCGTGATCCCCAACAGGACCAACGTATACAAATCCTACCTTCAGTGGCTCAGAAAAAGCAAAAGAGATAGATGACAGAAGCATTGCTCCTGCAAGTAGTAGTTTTTTCATTAATATTTCTCCTTAAGAAGTGGCATTATACGGTTACATAACCGTTATGCATATTTTAATACATAAAACAATAGGTTACTAAGGTAGTTTGATTCGTTCTCTTAAATCAGGGCTTGAGAAACTTACAAGACTAGTAAGATCTTTTTTATATGTTTCATGATATTCAGGAGAGTCTTTCCAAGGCTCCCAAGCTTTTTTTAGTAAAGGGGATAAGTCAAATTGTTGTCTAAATGCTTTTCTATCCTCCTTGCCAACTCCAATTCTTTTATGCAGTGCAACACTATTATCAAAGCACATTAAATCTTTCCTATCCTTAACATACCAATGATTATGAATCCATTTTTCATCGAATATTAGTTTATCTAATTTATTAAAGATTTCTTGTGTTTCTTTATCTGACATACCTTTTATACCTGCGGTAGAATTTACAGTATATCTAATTCCTTTTCTTCCGTTTGGTGCCTGTATTACTAAAGGAGTTTCGGAACCATCTACGGGACAAAACGCTTTTTTCATGTGAAGAGCAAGATCAGGATCAGTAAATTCATTTTCATTTAGTCTTCCTGGTATATATTTATGAACTAATATCATTTCATCTAGTTCAGATCTGAAAGATTCTTCTAAGTTTTCGTATAAGTCTACTGTTTGAACAAAACAAGTAGCACTATCTTCCATAGACTCCCAACCAAGTAAAGCAACTGCAGGAGAAAATAATAAAGAACTAGACTCGTTAGAGTGCCAGCCTACCTCTCCATGACTAAAATATCCGAGCATTTTTCCGTTTTCGTCTTTACGTCCTGTAATTCTAGTCACGTACCTTCCATCACCAGTTTCTTCAATTTGCGTACTTCTTCCTTTTAGCCATGCTAAATCTTCATCATCTGCCACACCCCAGCTAGAAGGATCAGCAGCATCTAGAGCTGCTCCATATTTCTTATAGAAATGCATTTTTATGTTTGATTTAGGTGGTCCCCATTTTGAAATGCTATCTAAGAATTGTTGCTTGTTCATATCTATATTCCGAAAAATAACAACTAACTCATCAACAAAAAGTTTTCCAAGCTCCATCCATTCTTCATCTGTAGTTTTGCTGATATTTAAATCATCGACAAATACTCCAAAACTTCCAAAATTATTCATTTTAGTAATTTTCATAGTTTAACCCTCTATGTTAATTTGAAAGAACTACGTCATCCGTAATTTTAATAATACTGTTTTTAATCTGAGGTGTGTGAATCCCTGCATTTATAACAGTTTCATTTGATCTTTTAATTTGGTATTTTGTTTTAACCTTAGAACCAGTATCTAAGTTAACATCAATGGTAGTTTCATAAGGCACAGTATATTCAGGATTATTGATAAATCTTTTTTGTATTTCTATTATTTCTGAAGGTATATCTACAAATCCGTATTCGTTACCTAAACTTTTAGCCGTATCTATTGCAAGAGTAAATGCATCTTCCCTAAAGTTATAAAACTCTTTTCTACTTGCAGTTTCTATATTACTTGGTTTAACTCCTGGAACGGATTGTATGTCTCCTGTAGTATACAATTCTTTAAGGGCTTTACTCATCCTGTTATACTCGTTTTTTACGGCATCATTTACTTGAATTAAATTATACATAGAGTCATAATACTTTTTATAAGTAACATTATATTTAAAACGTAAATATTTTGCGATAACTTGACTATATCCATTATTATAATGCATTTGATTACAGAGCCAAGAGTACATCCAACTATCATGCATATCCTCTGTACTCATAGTGTTTGTACCAACCACTAACTCCGTAGTCTCTAAAATATCAGGATCTTCTTGTTCTATATTCTCAATATCAGAAGTTAACACGCCAACCATGTTTACAGTTTTAATATCGTATAATTCCCTATGTGTCCAATTCCACTCTGTATTAGGTAATATAGTTCCCTTAACTGGGAATATTGCAGAGTGTTGTCCTAACTCCATTAATTCTGTTATTCCATCACACCAAGACTCTTTAGTTTCAAGAGGTAATCCAAGTATAAGTTCTGTGTATGTTTTAGTATTATACTTTTGGCTAAGATTAAGCAAACTGGTTAGATTTTGACTCTTCATATTACTTCTTTTGATAGCTTTTAAAGTATCAGGGTTCATACTCTGAACGCTTAATGTTATACCTTTGCTAATTGTACCAAGTGCTTTAGCAATTTCAAATATACGTTCATTACTATTTTTTAAATAATTGAGAGCAATGTATTCCAGATTTTTATTTTTCTTAAGTATCCGATTCATAATATGAGCAATTTCTATATCTCTGCCTTTAAATATTCCAAAGTTAGCATTAGCTAAGAAAAGAGTAACTACTGGATTATTAGCAACCCATTCTAATTCTTTCGTTATACGTTCTAGGCTAAATTGAAAAACCTTACTTTGAGTTAGACCACCCCACTCACAAAAAGTACAACTATAGGGACAACCCCTATCAGTTTCCATAGTAGCATTCCATACAACATTTGGATTATCTCTAACCATTTTATCAAAAAGTCCTATTGTATAAGGACTAGGAATATCTGAAAGATCCGGCATTCTAGGATTTTTATACTCTAATTTAGTACGATTATTTGACGATATATCATTCATTAAGTCAACTAAACAAGTTTCTCCTTCACCTGTTACAATACTATCAGCAATGTTTATGTAATCAGGAGTAGTTTGTGGACCTCCAAAAGAGATGTGAACATTAGGAAATTTTTCTCTGATTTTACTTGCTAGTTTTAAATTATAATTTTTATTCCATATATACATACTGAAACATGCTAAATCAATAGAATCTATTTTGTTGACGTACTCATCTATTGGATCTCGTATAAATTGAATACCACCTAATTCCCACCCTTCAGTATATTTATCTGCATATGCCCATAAACTACCCACAGTATAGGGCAACCAGTACTGTTCTTGGTCTCTATATTTGTACGGAAAGTTTGATTGAAAAAAATATACCTTTCTCATGGTTTTTACACAGCTACAACTGTATCTTCAGAAATTTTATTGATTTTATTCTTTAAAATTTGTGTGGAAGCAATACTCTTATTTTCATTTTGGGTGCTTTTGATAATGTATTTTGTACTAATTTGAGAACCAGTTTCTAAATCCACATCTAATGTTGTTTCATACTGTACTATGTTTGAACTAGATATAAACCGTTTCTGCATTTCCATAACCTCTGGATTAATATCTACAAAGCCGTATTTATTACCTAAGCTTTTAGCAGCATCAGTAGCGAGACTTAGTGCATCATTTTGAAACTTAAAAAATTCTTTTCTACTTACTAACTCTAAGTTGCTAGGTCTTATGCCTATTTTAGTTTTAATATCTCCCGTAGAATAAAGTTCTCTAAGAGCCTCACTAATTCTCTTAAATTCATCTTTTACTACTGGTTTAGTCTGAATTAAATTAAAAACTGTGTCATAGTATTCTCTATAGGGAATATTATATTTATACCTTAAATATTTAGCTATAAGCTGACTATAACCATTATAATGCATTTGTTCACACATCCATGAATACATCCAGCTTTCGTGCATATCGTCAACACTCATGGTATTTGTGCTCAATATTAATTCCATACTTTCAGGAGCTTCTTCATCATCGTTGTCAGCTAATCCGTCCCCAACATTAAACATTTTAACAGTTTTAATATCATACTTTTCTCTATGCTCATTACTCCATACAGTGTTAGGTAGTAAAGTACCTTTTTGTATATAGATTTTAGTATGCTGCCCTAACTCCATTAAATTAGCAATTCCCTGACACCAAGTTTCTTTTGTTTCAAGAGGTAACCCTAAAATAAGTTCAGTGTATGTTACAGTATTGTACTGTTTGCCTAATTTAAACATACTAGTTAAGTTTTGACTTTTCATATTACTTCTTTTGATAGCCTCTAAGGTAGCGGGATTCATACTCTGGGCACTTAAAGTAACTCCTTTAGCGTATACGTTTAGTAACTTAGCAATCTCAAATATACGCTCGTTACTATTTTTTAAGTAATTTAAACCGATATACTCTAATTGACTATCTTTTAGTCTAATAGCCATTTCACTAGCTATTTTTAGATCTCTGTCTTTAAATATCCCAAAATTAGCGTTGGCAAAAAATATCACTACGATTGGATTTTTAGCAACCCATTCTATTTCTTCAATGACACGTTCAAAATCAAACTGAAAAACCTTGCTAGCAGTCAGGCCTCCCCACTCACAAAAAGTACAACTATATGGACAGCCTCTATCAGTTTCAAAAGTTACACTCCATACATAATCAGGGTTTTCTTCAATAAGTTTATCAAATACACCAGTTATATAAGGGCTTGGGAATCCTGATAAATCAGGCATCCTTGGATTCTCATATATCTGTTTAGTAGGTACATTTTCTGAAAGATCATTCATGAGTTGTACTAAACTTGCTTCACCCTCTCCCAATACAATACTATCACCAAATTCTAAGTATTTATCAGTAATTTGAGGACCGCCAAAGGTAATGTGTACATTAGGAAATTTATCTTTTATTGCAGTAGCAAGTTTAATATTATATTCTTTGTTCCACATATAAGTACTAAAACACGCGAGATCAATAGATTCTATTTTATCTACGTAATCTTTAATTGAGTCTCTTTTAAATTGTAAGTCTCCTAACTCCCAACCCTCACAATGCTGATAAGTGTACGCCCATAGACAACCTATAGTATAAGGTAGCCAATACTGTTCTTTTTTTCCTGCTTGTTTATAGGAAAAATTTGGTTGGAAAAAGTATACCTTTTTCATGGTGCTTTATGAAATCGTACTCATACGATTGCATAGTCGTTTCGCACGATTGGTAACTTGTTTATACCAAAGTGAAGATTTCATTTCAATTGCTGCTTGTTGCCAGTCTTGTGAGTTAACTGCTGCTTGCATCATTTTAAACTTTGAAAGACGAGGGTACCCCATATTAAACATCATATTAGCAATAATATGCTGTGCTTCTTCTGGTAACTCTCCCCAATTTGGGTAAAGTTTATTACAGTCTTTCAATACAGATTCCATATCACTTTCAAAAGCCTCAGCAACCCTTTCCTCAGTAACTTGAAAACCAATAGGTTGACCAAACTCTGGGTCGTCTGTTTTTACAAAATGACCAATACCGAATGTTGGATAACCAAGATGATCATAATAAATCTCATACTTAATACCTTCGTCACGTTCAATTTCTTTTCTTAATGTTGCAATATTCATCTATTGCTCCTTTTATCCAGATACATATGTTGTATCTTTAGGTTGATACCACACTTTCTGGTGGTAAAATTTAGCCAAGAGATCAATAATCTCTTTTTGTCTATTTGTGTGAGACATTCTGTAATGTATCAAGGACATCTCAATTAGTGCTAATTCTTTAGGTGTTAATTCAAAATTTTTGTTATACTTACTAGTCATATCTCTTTTTTGCATGGGTATGATTTTTATACCAATCAACTCTATCCTCTTGTATTGCTTGTCTTACTTTTTCTTGTTTAGCAACTTGTTTAGGATCTACGAATGAATACTCAGCTTTCCAATCGTCACGTTTTACGGGTATAACTTGACACATAGGAACTCCTTGAGGAATAATATGTTTTACACCATTTGGTTCAAGTTGTGTATGGATAAAAGGAATATTTATGTTGTTTTTATATAAATCAGTATCAACTAAACCTACTAGAGGAACGATAGGAATTTCAAGCCTATTTACAGGAGGTAAAAATAATAATGAATACTCAGGAGGAGTTTCAATAATATAAGGACTCATCCACTTCAAAATAGTAAAATTAACCATAGGAGACCCAGGAACTTGACGCATAGGATGAGTCTCAATTGGGGGCCATTTCTTCATCCATTTTTTATGTTTATCATCAAGCCAATCAATTTTTACTTCACCATTAGGTCTTTGCCAAATGCAAATGTCCATGTGATTTAAAATAGTATAACCAACAGACATAGCGTCAATAAATGGAACACATTTTTTAACTGTCATATCGTTTTCATTGTGTGGAGGTATTTTTTTAAACCAGTCTGGTATAGTTTTCTTTGCAGGAATTGGTGGTAAAAACAATTGATCTGGAAAATCTTGAACTAAATGAAATTTGATTATATTTGCCATATTTTCTACACATTAGTAGGGGTTAGAAAGGAGTCAGGTATGTCTGACTTTACAGAACCACAGTCACAGGTTTCACAAGTGCATTCACTACATTGATCCCAAGCACAATGACAATCGTGACTACATTTTTTACACTTGACTATCTCAGCATTCATCGTCTCTTAAGACCTCTTGTAAATTTTTGTGATTTTGGTGGTGATTTCTTAGATCCTTTGGGGCCAGACCAAAGTTCCTTGTTCGCCCAGTACGCAGCCGACATTTTTCCCTTAGCGATGTTTTTGCCATGTCTCGCTTTAAAGCTCTTACGCGCTTCAGGACTGTAATTGTGGCCCATAGAGCTGTCTCCGTAATGGATAAGTTTAATTCTATCGCCATCTTTAGCGAGGACCATACCTTTCTTTCCAGAACGGTTTGATCTTTTTGGTTTGTTGAAGCCATCGAATGTTGTCCCTCTGTATTGAATTTTTCCACTAGGTGTCCGTTTCACTCCTGGATATTTTGACATCTTTATATCTCTCTTTAATCTCACAGACTATTTGCCACTGACGTAAAGTAAGCTGTGGATGATTTTTTTGATTACTTAATGCACTTACTATAAAGGATTTTTCACTATCAGTCAAAGCTTGATTTTCAAAAAATTCTCTCAATGCTTTATTTATTCTTCTTGTCACTATCAATGTTCTCATATATAAAAGGGTCTAAGCGAATAAGTTCTTTTTTCTTTTTCTCGAACTCACGATCAAATTTCCATTCTTCATAAGTATTAATAATCCAATTAATTAGCCGCATAAGGGTTATCTCCAATAGGGGTAGTACAAATTGTGATTCTATAGTCATCACTTAAGTTCATAATCTGGTGTCTTACACCTGTTCTTATTACATAACTATAACCAGTTTTATAAGTATATTTAGCATCATCCTCAAATTCAATAAAGCTTTTATCAGTTTTAATAGAGGTGATATAAGAATTTGATAAAACATCATCACTCCTATCAGTGTGCCAAGGTATATGACTTTTAGGAGCCAGAATAGATAAATATAAAGTCTTAATCTTTGGTATTGCTGTATGTTTAGCTATCATATCTAACCAATCTTCAATAGCAGGAAAGTGTTTCATCATAGGAGAGGTTCTAGAGTCTTGAATTAAATCAAAAGACTTCCAAGCGTGGACACTATATCTATCAAGAAAAAACTGGTTTCCCATTTTATAGAATAGCATAAGCTTATTAATATCTACTCCCTCAAGTTTGGGAATTGGGATTTGTTTGCAACTTGTCAAACATCTGTCTCCTGTTCTTTAATAAAGGTAAAAAAGGAACTGCTGATTTCTCAAAAATAATAGGGTCATCACCGTCGATAGTCATAATGATCGCAACATCTTGAATACCTGTACCATACATTTCATTATGAGCTACAGCATAGGCACACCCTTGAATATAGTAATCCGTAATTTGTTTATTATTTTTCTTCTTCTTACTAGTCTTAAAGTCAAT